CATGAATGGGCGCCACGGCCACAAGCGACCCCGCTCACCTGTCCGCGATGCCGAAGCCCGTACTGGAACACCCCGAGAAAGAGAAAAAAAGAAGAGACTACGCCGTCTGAGCGGCCAATTTCTGTTGCAAAGCAGCCACAGTAAGAGGCTGACCTTTGAAATCCACAAGGTCGGTGAAACTGAGCTGCCCACTCCTCCATAAGTTCCAGCGTGTAGGCCCAAGAACCTGCGCGCCAAAACCAGGAGAGGCAGCATCTTTTTGCCGCAACCAGGTAGGAAAAGTGGTTGTACGAGGGACCAGCCCATCCATGGAAGATCGAGCCTGGAAAATCCGCTCTTTTATTTCGGCATCAGTGAAACCTGCTTGTCCCATACGCCGCTCATAGGATTTGCGGATAGACGAACGGCGGCCATTAACCGTCACTGCCTGACTGTTCGACAATTCCGCCCAAGACTTTGTTTGTGGCACCCAGGCCGAACGGCAAGAAAAATGTGCAGCGCCTGCGCCGCCCAATGCAGGGTACGAGTGCCCTACCGGCTCATCATCAAGTGTGTACACTCTCCCATCACGAACTTGACAGATAAGGCTTGTTCTTGCATCTAAAGTGCTATGCCATAGCTTCCCCTTTATAATGTCCTTATGCTCGTTCATGACCTCACTACGAATCTTATTTGCTGCTGTCTGGACAGAGGAGCGTATCAGCCGTTCCGCACTAGTACGTGAAACCCGCATAATGCCGTCCTTAAAGCCCCCTGCTCGTGTTCCGCGTACGCGTTGCAGCAGCTGAGCCAGCGGTTCGCCCTGGAGCATGCCTTGTCGCATTTCGTCCATAAAAAGATCCTGTAAAGTAGAGGCTCGTCGCTTCCACCACTCCTTGCTCGGAGCACCTTGAATAAGCGTATCGGTTGTCAAAGTTTTAAGAGAAGCCGCATCAAGTGTCGGGGTTACGAGGTCTATCCCCAGAGCTTCGTTCAGAGATTGGATGACAAACGTTTGTTCTACCTGCGCCATACTCGTGACAGATGCCTGGGTTATTCGACGTATGTCTTGGTAACTCTCGCGAATCGTCATCTGAGTCTCAGTCAAGAGGGACTGGAGCCGCCGACGCTGAAAGGCAGTCCGAGTAGGGCCCGTCGGATCGGAGGAGGCAAGGTTTTTGACGAGATTGCGCTCCAAGTTACGGAGCAAAATAAAAACATCAGACTGGATACTTGCCTCGACTCGTGCCAGATCAACCGCATGTGTCGTAAACGAGTCGACAAGAGTTTCATTCACAGAAGGCATAGGGGGAGTATGTCACAAAAAAGCCGCGCCCGGTATAACCAGGCTTTTGAGCATGTCGAGTTTTGTCCTGTCTTGTCGTGTCCAGTCCAGTCTTGTCCTGTCGTGTCCCGTCGTGTCGGGTCATGTCGCGTCCGGTCCTGTCGCGTCGCGTCGCGTCAGGTCCTGTCAGGAAAAACAGCCTCCTTGTCTGAGTGATAAACACGTCCTGTCTGGTCGGGTCGAGTCGTGTCCAGTCTCGTCATGTCGTGTCGGGTCATGTCGTGTCGCGTCTGGTCGTGTCCAGTCGCGTCGTGTCGTGTCGTGTCGCGTCCGGTCCCGTCAGGAAAAACAGCCTCCTTGTCTGAGTGATAAACACGTCCAGTCTTGTCGTGTCCAGTCTCGTCATGTCGAGTCAGGTCATGTCCTGTCATGTCCTGTCACGTCTCGTCGTGTCATGTCGCGTCATGTCCGGTCCCGTCAGGAAAAACAGCCTCCTTGTCTGAGTGATAAACACGTCCAGTCTGGTCGTGTCGCGTCACGTCAGGTCCTGTCTGGTCACGTCGTGTCGAGTCCAGTCACGTCGCGTCCAGTCGCGTCGTGTCAGGTCGTGTCGAGCCTTGTCCCATCGTGTCGTGTCTCGTTATAAATCCTCAAACCCGTTTTGCCAGATTCTTCAAGAATTGATCCTCTTGGACATCCTCTCTCCATTCAAACTTGGTCGGCATAAAACGCCCATTCAACCCGCCTACTTCAGGACGCCAGACACCAATTCCAACACTTGCCCCAGCCTTTTTCAGGTAAAGCTCAAAAACTTCTTTCGTGATTATGTCCTCTGAAATTGCAAAATCCACAGCTGCATTCCAAGACTGTGCTTGTGGGAAACATTTCCACACCTTCGATCCCCCGCCCGAGCCCGGTTGTCCAGGGACATATACCCAAGCTCCTTCAACCTCAGACCTACGGGTGTTTGATAAGACCACATCAGCCATGACCATCACGTCACTGACAAAAAACTTCGTGTATGTCGCATTACGTTGCCCGGGAATTTTGATGGGAGTTCGCTTGGCAGCCGTAGCCACAGACTTCTTAAAAGACATCGCGGGAATGAACATCTTTGCGTCAGGCTTGTTTGAAGTCCAGTGTGCAACTTCTGGCCAGATACGACGCTCATATTCATCAGCTGTTTCGCCACTTAACTTAGGATATTCTGCCAAGCTTATCGGGCGACGTTGCTGCATAAGGGTTACAGATGATAAGTGTACTTTTACAGTTCGCATGGGTCCTCTCCTTGCGGGCAGTTAGAAGCCGGGAGAATTAGCCGTTCTCTCGGTTTCACGTTTGTGTCAAGTCGAATCTTATCGCGTCTTATCAGATATCGTCAGCTCCAGTCCTGTCCGATCTCGTCGCGTCCTGTCCTGTCAAGATAAAGAAAATCATGTATCCGTAACCTCTATAGGTTGCTTCTGACTTCGCATCAAAAACTCAAGTGTTGCTTCTCTGGTCATCGCCTCTTGTGTCTCAGCCATCCGAACGGCAAGCCGTTGGACAACTAGTCTTTTTGTGATGTCATGTGTCACTGCCAGCAAACTTGCATGCACCCGATAAGAGTTCTGCTCCTCTGGACTCAACTGCATGATATTCGTACATTGGTGGCGTTTCAGACCACGTATAGCGGCACGGTTTATTTTCTTTCGAGCTTGTTCAGTGCTCGACACAATCTCAGGATCGGTTATGTACTTCAATCCTTGACCACGCAAACAAAGAAAAACTTTATTTTCTTCTCCTTGGAGCATTTTTCGGGCTTGTCTAAGAGCATAAGAACTGCCGTCGAGGGAACTCAGAGCAGCCACTGTTCTCAGCTCATCATATGTTATTGTCTCACCCATCTGTAATTTGTTTAGGCGAGTAACGAGCAAATTAATTGCCGCTTGTACAGCCTCCAATACCTCAAATTTCATCGCCATTTTTTCCCCTTTCTCTCTTTGGGATATCCCAGAGAGCGGATTTGCAACGTGGACAGCTACGGACTTGTTTTTGCCGAGGCCGCCACATATGCCCGCAACGCACGCATTTTAATTCAGGTGAAATTGATACTTCCACATCTGGGGTCCTCCTTTCTAAGAAGATAAACAAGTCGAGTCTGGTCCTGTCGTGTCATATCGTGTCGGGTCATGTCGTGTCGGGTCATGTCGCGTCTTGTCTTGTCATGTCGTGTCGAGTCCTGTCTTGTCGGGTCCCGTCTTGTCTTGTCCTGCATGAGACAAAAGTGAAACCCATGACCATACGTATACTCATCCGTATGGTAAATCAATAGGAAAGGACAAAAAAGGACAAAAAAGATCAAGAAAAGAGGCGGTCGAGCATGGGCCGGAAATCAGCAAGGGGGATTTGTGTCTCTTTATCAGAAAGAGCTTTGGCGGGATTCTCGTGGACCTCAAAGAAGAGACCATGCACGCCTACCGCGAGGGCAGCAGCGGCGAGGGGTTCAACAAATTGCCGCTGCCCTCTTGTAGAAGCTTCGGCAACGGGGAGCTGAACACTATGAGTTGCGTCAAAAATGACAGGGTAGCTAAGTGCTTTCATATCCACGATATCTCGGAAGTCTACAACTAAATTTCCCTGCCCAAAACTTGAGCCTCGCTCAGTCAAGGTGATTTGCTTGTTCCCTGTTGTGGCGACCTTCTCCGCTGCATAGGCCATCTGCTGACCAGAGAGAAACTGCCCTTTCTTGAGGTTTACTGGCTTCTGCGTCTGCCCCGCTGCCACAAGTAGATCAGTTTGACGACACAGAAAGGCAGGGACTTGAATCATATCCACAACCTCAGCCGCGAGGGTTGCTTCAGCTGGGGAATGCACGTCTGTCAAAACAGGAATACCAAACTGTTCTTTTATTTCGGCCAAGATGCCGAGCCCGCGCTCAATACCGACGCCTCGAAAAGAATGGATAGAGGTCCTATTTGCTTTATCGTAAGACGATTTCCAGATCCAGCTAAGTCCTGTCATTGCCTCAGATAATAACTCAGCGTGACGCAAAGCCATATCGCGGTCTTCAATTACACACGGACCCGCGATGATGGCAGGTGTCACATTGTGCCTGAAATACGCAGAGAAGAAATCCATTTAAGCCGCCTCATCTTCCTCATCCTCTTCCATAGCAGGAACAGGGAGTTCAGGAAGTCTAGTCATGGCAATGAGTTCCTGCTCCTCTTCCCATGTCCGGCCTTGAATAATCTCGCCTGAAACTAACGCTTCAAGAAATGTCCGCTCAGAGATAGTATCCGCCTGGCGTGCCGCCATCAACGCAGTCAACATGCCTGGCGACATCTGACTTGCCACAATATCTGTATTGAGAGCAATGGTTGCAGTTGGATTGTCCTGTCCTGCCCACCAAGCTACCACCCAGAGGGCTTTTGAGAGGGAAGAACTCAGAGCCCGCGCCGCTGTCTTGACGATGCTTTCTTCCCCGGCTTGGCGGAGCTGGACCGTCTCGGCTGCCTCTACGGCTCGCTTGGATTCTTCGAGAAGCCGCGCACCGAGCACGGCCATCATTTTCTCATCCGACTCTTTGGCAGTAGCGATGGTCCCGAGCCCTGCTCCACTGAATTCTAGAAAACCTGCTCGGGCTGCGGGATTGTCTGAAATCCAGGCGGCCTGTGATCCTATCCGTAGATCAGCATCCGTTGCAAATCCTGCTACCCAGGCAGTCGGGAGGGCAGTGAAGTGTAGGCCGTGTTTATAGTCTGCATCAAGTCGGAAATGGTCATAATTCACGTCCACTAAGTCTAGGAGACGTGATGGCTCTAACCGAAATTCAGGGCCGTTGGCACTGATCGGAAAAAAGGGAATAGAAGCCAGCGACTCTCCCTTACGATCAGGGATTATGGGCGGACCAAAAGGAACCCACTCTGGATTATCGTTTACGTCTTCTTCAATACGCCAGAGCTGCTGAGTATACACATCCGTGACAAGGGAAACACCGCCAGAAACTGTAGAGGGAACAATCCGCCGGGATAATTCAAGGACCCTATATTGTTCAATCTCTTCTGTTCCAAACCCGTCTGCCGCAGGCTCCTCGATTCTCTCGCGTAGCACAACTTGTGTGAGTGTTGGCCGGCCGTCGCGCAGATCAATCCGCCAGTTAGTGATATCTTCGGCGCGGTACAGACTCAAATAAGGGCGACGTTCATCAAAAGAAGACCCCTCAACCGGCATATCGACAAGAATGCCTGCCCAGTTTATAGCCATCGCCTCCTTGAATGCGCCACGAGCAAAGTCGGTAAGGGTTTGGCCTGTCAGAGTAACGTCATTCAGCCAAGGAACAAAAGGCTCAGGAAAATCAACCAACGGCTCTTTCCGAAAAACCGCGCCCACTAGGCCCGTCAGTGTCCGTGCTGAGTAGCCTGTCCACAACGCACGTCCCATATACTTGTCGTAGTCTCCTTCCCATTCCCCATCTTGTCCTTCCAGGCGAGGAACATAGGTTTCTCTATGCAGCAGGCTTTTCACCGCGTCCTTACCGGCAAAAGCATCTCGTAGACGTTGCCACTGAGGAGCAAGAGAATTGTACGTCGTGTGTGTTGTATCAACTGGCATAGTCTACTCCTCAAATTTCACCCGTAATGAGGGCAAGGAAAAACCGTCTCCTTATTTTCTTGCTTGCTCACCTAAATATCCTCCGTGGTGTCGAACAGCATAGTCCTGCTTAGTCATGCCTCCTTGTTCCATAAGAGCAAGCGCAATACCGTCAAGCAATGCACTGACCACGGCAAGGCTGCTCGTTGGCGTCAGTCCGAGAGGACATGCTTCAGTCACCACCCCGTAAACCACAGCAAAATCCACATGCTCACACAAATCACTTTCTTCTGGTCCCACTACTCCAATAATAGGCACATCTGCGGCTGAGTACATAATGCGCGCCTGTTGTACTGTTTCGATGACCTCGCGTGTCTTACCAGAGTTGGAACACGCCACCAACACGTCGCCAGAACTCAGAATCCCCAGGTCTCCATGCTGCGCTTCTCCTGGATGCAGGAAAAAGGCAGGTGTTCCTGTGGAGGCCAGAGTCATCGCAAAGCGAGCGCCTACATAGCCGATCTTGCCCATGCCTGTCACGACAACTTTCCCTTGGCACGAACGCAACGCATCCACGAAGCGAAGAATGTGTGGTTCTGAGAGGGTGTCAATAGACGAGGTGATGGCGATAGCCTCGCGTCTCATCGTCAGAAAAAACCGTTGCAAGCTGCTCATATCGTCAAGAGTGGCCGGGTTGCCACAGTGGCGACAGGGCCAACCGGAAAAGGTTGAGACTTGAGCGTTATGTGAGGATTCAAACTGCTTCGCAATGTCCAGGTATCGACCCATAGCTTTTCTCCCTTCCTCACCCCAAAACAAGTCGGCGCTGCACGCCTTTTGGTGTTGTATCCGGCTCTTCCCAGAAAGCCATCACAACGGCATCCCCGTCATCCGGCGAGTGGCCAAGCCGCTGCACCAATGTTTGTTCTCCTTCATCAAAAGCTGTCCGCTTAGACTCCACTTGAATCTTGCCGCCTGAAATGTACCGATACCGGAAATTGGTCAGGTCCCCTGTAAGCAGCTCATCAGGGGGAAGGGCGACGTTTTCTTTGAATTGTGGATCAAGCAGCTCGCGGAGATTCCACAAGGCTGCACATCGCTTATTAGGAAATCCAAACTCCCCTGTTCGATCCAGGAAGTCTGTTTTGCCGCTCGGAACAAACGCTATCGTCTGCTTGGGGTAATCCTCCCGTACTCTGTCATACACACCCGACCCGACGCCAGGTAGATCTATCATCGCAGTCGCGCGAGAGTTGGCCCGGAGTTTGGCAGTCACTCGACCAGCCGTGTCCATCGTATCGGCAATTTGTGTACGGATCAATTCAGTGACGGTGCGGTGTGTCCGCATGGCAAGCACGGTTTTATCCCCGCCACGCCCTACATCCACGCCGATCTGCACAATTGGGGCAGCACCCGACAACTCGTGGTAGGCAGACCATCGCTGTTGAGCCGCTTCAATCCAAGCCAGGGGAATCAGGGAATCACTAGATGTTTCGGCAAATTCTCCCAGGACATGGTTTTGATACAACTCATTTTGTTCGCCCCATTGAGCGAGGCGGCTGCGTGCCCAGTCTTCAGACATCTGCCCAGCGGCAATGACTTCGGCCTGTGTCACCTGTTGTGTATTCCATTCCTCATAGCCTGGAGCTTGACGGCAGATATCGTAAAACCGGCCTTCAGCATCGCCAGGGATCGAGGTTGCGAGCCAGTAGGCTTCCCGTCCATCAGGTCCCCAGGCATTGGCAAAGGCTCCTTCAACGCTATCCCAACTAGGAGAGGGGATAATCTTCGACTCGTCAAAGACATACAAAACTTGATCGGCGTGCGCGCCTTCCATTGACTCCGGGTCATCCGAAGCGACAGGAAACGCCTCGCCATGTGGCAAGCGGATACTCAAACCCAACATCTCACTAGTAGGGCGCAAAGGTTCACGCGGGACTTTGCCATTCCACTTGACGCGCCCTACCCATTTGTGGACTTCAGGCCAGAGGAACTTCTGTAGCTGTCGCCAATAGTTGGCCGTCGATACGCATTTCCAGTCATGCCCGGCAATGGAACGAGTAAGAGAAAACCAGATAATAATGATTGCAGCTATGGCCGTCTTACCCAGGCCCCGAGGACCACGCAACGCATGACGGTGATGCACGACAAGAGCACGCATACCGTCAAGTTGATATGGAGTCGCACTCTTGCCCTCGGGCCACGTAATACACTCCTCGGCAAACAAATCAGGACGGGTGTAGTAGCGATCAACAAAGGCTTTCCGCTGCACTTGTATATTTTGAGACTGACCTTGTTTTTGTTCTTGGAGGATATCCGCTGCCTTGCGACCAGTCCGGCGCTCTAGCTCTTTGGTCAACTTTTCCAGAAATTGACGTTTGTTTACATCAGGCCAGTTCTGCCAATCAGGGGGAATGCGGAGCGTATTCGCTTGTATGATAGGCGTCATCAATGCACCGTGTGTGAGTCTTCCTCTTCAATAACAGGGGGAAGTTCGTTCTGCAAAGCTAGCAAGACCTTATCAATTTCACTGTCAAGGTTCACATTCAGTGTGTCACCATAGTCCTGCCGACGCCGACGAGACAGCCACCACTTAGCAGCCTGCCAGTCATATTCGCGTTTCGTTTCTACTGTTGTAATGATATCACCATTTGGCCGTGTGACGGTTTTCTCCACCGTCACATCATGACCGAAAGCTGCTTTCACAATGACGGAAGTGTAACGTGATTCTGCTATGTTCTCGGCTTCCATCACTTGTGTGGCAAAATTGGCCTTCTTATTGATCCAGTCATAAATGACATCTTGAGACACACCTGCATACGCAGCCGCCGCGCGTCGAGTCATCCCGGACTTGAGACCTTCCATAATCTTTCCTATCCGATCAGGTGTATATTTCCCTTTCCGTCCTCGTTCCGCCATGTATTATCCTTATATCGGACAGGGTACTCTAAAATCGTACCCTGTCACTGACTTACAACACGCCGCTAGTAAAAGATGATCCGCCCCCGCGGCCTCCACGTTTGATCTGCATCTGTTTGTGTTTCTTCATATGCACTCACCTCCCTTCTTCATTTTACAGATTTATCCGCTCTCAATCTTACACGTCTGCGCACCGTTGTCCAAGACTCCAACCACACCACTTCGGTCTCCGTCAAATGAGGCTCTAACCACGTTCGATGATCGGCCCCGCCGTATATCACTAATTTTTCGGGTTGTGTCTGCCGGATGCCTTCACATATTCCCTCTAAATATAACCCTTGATTTTCTTTACTCTTAATAGAGCGGCACTCCACAGCGACTACAGGCGCATGTTGCGGAATACCTGTGAATACCCATTCATATGTCCGGGCATCCGACCATCTCAGGATCGGAATAATATCCAGCCCTGCCTCTTGCCAAAATCGCGCACACCACCGTGACCGATAGTGATTATACATTTGAATCACCAACGGCCAATTGCGCCACAATGAGAAATCTGCGCGGCAAGACCGCACCCCATCCAAATCGCGCAAGCTTATTAAGGATATCTGCTGCTTCGGTCCAGGCCGTGGTAAATCGTCCATCGTCCACAAAGAATCCCAACACACCGCCCTTTGCTTCCGGGGGAAACGCATTTGTGCCCCACAAAAACAACGTGTCAGCGCTATCCAGTATCGGCTGCTTGGCCCAAATAAGATGGGGTGTTAAAGAACTGAGACGATCTGCACGTATATCAGGAATATCCCAGGGATTGGTACCTGGAAACATTACATCACTTCGGAAAGCATGAATGCTACTAATTGCTTCGGGGTCATCCTCGGGCGCGTGGACAACGGCCTCTTTTTCTTCGGCTGCCTTTCGGTCTGCCACCTCAGAAACGATCCGTTCCCCCTCCAAATTTTGGACAAGACGATCCACTTCCTGCATATCCCACCCCAACCCATCCAAACTGTCATCCATAGCAAGTCCCTGTAGGGTCTCGCTCAGAACAGCGTCGTTCCACCCGCCTTTTTCAACGGCGCGGTTCAACACAAGCGCCGCTTCTTCTTCTTCTGCTTCCGGAATCTGAACATAATCAACAGGCACCAACCATTCTTTTTTGGAGACGGTGATCCCTTCTGGCGGGGACAATCCTTGTTCAAATCGGGTCCGTAAGGAATCCGCACGGCCGTGACCAGATAATACATGGCCCGTAATTTCGTTGACCACAATCCGCTCAATGAATCCAAAACGCTCCACCGAAGACTGTATCAAATCTATATCGTGCAACTTGGCATTGTTAGTCAGTACTTGGATTTTTGACAGCGCAATATTGTCCGGACGCATTATTTAATCCTAACAAAAGAAATTATTTCACACATGTCGTCTTCATTTGAAGGCTGGTATGATGCACGCTATTAGCGTTCCGTTCTGAGGAAGAGAAAGAGAATACCCGAAACGTGCTCACCACATAAATAGCGTGCATCATGTCAGCCTTCAAACAAGGGGATGGGGACACCAAACGGAACGCTGCCCCCAGTATATGTGTATCGAGTGTTGTCTTTTGTAATATTCACGCTGAACTCCTTTTCATCAGACCCTCAATGTCGCGCAATAACTCACAAAATTCAATACGCCAGTGTTTTTTTACACGCTTATCTTGAGATTTTCGTCTCCGGCGACAGATCCGACATTCTCGTGTGAATCGAACACGAGATAACCTCCAGAATATGTTTTCTTCTACCTTCGGATGCCCACACACAAAGAAAGGAGACGGTCGCTGCATATCACCTCCATCTTCTTTGTGACACGTCCTGCCACGTCGTTTCAAGAATATTTTCCAGGTCCCATCCATATGCATTACACAACCCCATCAGAAAAACGATGGTGTCGCCGATCGCGTCCCGCGCCTCATCTGGGAACACCTCATCATCTAAATTTTTTCCCCGTATCCCTTGATGCCCTTTCAGAAATGCGTGGCATAGCTCTCCGAGTTCTTCCTGAGCACCAACCAAACACTCCCACGGCTCCCACCCTGGAAAGTTTTGATCTTGCCATTTTTTATGGTCCGCTTGTATTTGACGTAGATCAATCATGCCACATCTTCCTCTGTATTCAGATCAGAAAACAGTAGCTGTCCACTGGGTAGAACTTCCGTCTGTTGGGAGTGCAATAACGCCAAGTTCTGACAGGATTGTCGATAATACGTCGGTTTTAATTCAACTCCCACCGATCGACGTTGCTGTGATACAGCAGAATAGACCTCTGACCCTACCCCCATAAAAGGAGTCAACACAATCTCGCCAGGATTCGACCACAGCGTCAGACAACGATCGATTACATCCAGTTGCAGAGGATGGACATGCTTTTCATCTTCCTCCTCCTTGGATGCCTTATACGGAAGTACTCGATGCAGCCGTACATCATCCCAGAACGCGGACGCATACTGTCTCCAAATCCAATGTGAGAACTTGTTTTCAATTTGATTTCCTGTCCATCCACGATACTCCAGAACAGACGACGGAGGTTGTCGTTCTCCCGCATATTCAGTCAGCCCCTCGGGATGACTAATCGGAATAGGATTCTTTCCCTTCCGTCGAAACACACACAGATAATCTGCGGACGCCACGCTACACCGCGAGGAATCATCCACAATGGTCTTATGGGCCAGGTTCTTCGCCATGGTTCGATTGCGCACGGCCAACGGCTCTTTCCAGATGGCATACCGACCTGTGTACTGAAACCCGATTTTCTCATGCAATCGAATCACATCTCCGGGGAAGTCCACCAAATGGTCGCATCCCGAGTTCCCAGAAGGCACGTCCATACAATGGACCGCCGTAATACGTCCGGGCATTGTCAACCGATATAATTCTTGCACCACAAAAGCATAGTGCTCAAAAAATTCCTCGTAACTCCGGGCATTGGACAGGTCTCGATCAGACGAAGAGTAGTGATATAGTCCTGCAAAAGGCGGACTATAGACAGATAGATGGATGCTTTCTGCTGGTAACGTCGGCATGACCTCGCAGCAGTCCCCATTATAAATGGCATACCGATCCGTGATTTTTTGTTCTATGACAGCCATGATGGATTCTCCTCTGGGACGGTAAAAGATGAGACAGGTTCAATAATCAGTTCGTGACTCATATTGTCCACTAAAGACGCAAACATGCGATCAGCTGCTCCCTGCTTCCGCTGCAAATTCTGGAGAACATCACGTTCTCCTTCTGTCGTCACGATATCCACCGTCACAGATTGTGTCTGCCCATACCGCCAACAGCGGCGAATGGACTGATAATATTGTTCAAAGGAATGACTGGGAAATGTCACGACATGAGCGCAGTGCTGCCAGTTGAGTCCCCAAGCACCAATTTTTGGCTTGATGACAAGAACCCGCGCCTGTTCCGTCCGAAACGCATCAAATTTCTCCTCTTTCATTTCGTCCTTATCTTTCCCGCTGATCTGAATGGCATCAGTAATGAGTTTTTCTAATAAGTCTCCTTCAGCATTCAAATGACACCAGACCACAGCCGTCTTTCCATCATTGACCAAATCAGCGGCTTTTTCACATCGTTCCGATATAGTCAGGCGGCGTTCTTCGCGTTGCTCCCGAAGCCCAACAGAAGGCAGTGTAAACAACATGCCATCCCGCTGTTTCCGGTTTATGACCATGTGTTGTTGTTCTTTTAAAGGAGGCAAAAGAAACTCTGAATCTTCACATCCCATGTCAGATGGGGACCGAACGGCACGCGCCCACGAACACACCCATCGCCAAAAAGGTTCTTCTGCGTGTCCCTTAAAGCGCCACTGTTGCCCCTCAAACATACGCGGCGCAGCATGTCCGCGATAATGACCTTTTGTATCAATCGTATTTTGTTTGTTTTTAAAGAATCGAGTGAGCATGTCCATATGGCCTAGATGCCCAAGTGCCTCACTGCTTGTTCCCAGCTCGACATAATCGTTAGGGGAGGGGGTAGCGGTACAGAGGAGTCGATACGGCAACCGTCGCATAAACTCGGTAATCGCTGCACGTCTTATGCCGTCAAAGCTTTTTAATATCGCCGACTCATCACACACCAAACCAGAAAAATCGTCCGCCTGGAAATGATGAAGCTTCTCATAATTTGTTAGATTGATTCCCGGCTTGATCGTGCCATCTCTACTATGATGGCACTCTATACCAAATTTTTCCCCTTCTTGTACGGTCTGCGGGCATACGGCCAAAGGAGCGAGTATGAGTACCGGCCGATTGGTATAGGCAACCACATTTTCTGCCCATACCAGTTGCATCACTGTTTTGCCTAATCCGGTGTTTGCAAAAATTGCCCCTCTCCCTTGTCTGATTGCCCACTCTGTCAGGAGTCGCTGAAAATCCTTTAGGTCAGAAGAGAGTGAAATAGGAACAAAACCATCGCCTGTATTCTGGTGTCTCTTGGCCTCTAAAAAAGACTGATAGGAATAGGAATACGTCATCACGTCAAATCCGTATGCTGAGGATATAATTCTTGAGCGTACGAGCGCGCCTCTTTGTAGGTAGAAAAGGTCCCTGCCTGGTGGGGCTTGTCCTCCCCCTGGGTGCAGGCAGCGAGGAACCACGGGGCGTTAGGGAGAGGAGGTTGTATAATGCGATACCAATTTTCGATGCCTTGCTTTTTTTGCCGTGGGGAAAAAGACGGGACTTTCATGGTGTTTCTCCTTTTTTTAGTTAGAGGTTAACTCAGGCCAGCCTGCCCAGTGGACAGACTGAATGAATTATTTTCGGATCAGATAGCCGCCTGCGGTCGGAGTGACATTTGTGGGGACAGGAAACTGGCCGAGGCTGTTGCCACAGAGGCATGTTTCACTACCACAAAGTTGGTCGTGGGTTTTCTTGGCCTGGGACTCAGTGACGAGTAAATCTGGTCCAGATACAAGCGTCTTGATAGTACAAGACGTGCCATGGAAACTGTTTGTGACAGTGATTTTTTCAAATAGATTAGCACGCTTGCTTCGTGACCTGGGGGCCTTCTTTCCTGGGATAAAGCCGTCAGTCAATTTTATTTTGCCTTCGTGTCGTTTCATCATGGGGTTTCTCCTTTTCTTAGTTAGAGGGTGACTCAGGCCAGCCCCCTCTATGAGGGGGCTGAGTGAGTCGCCTAGACAGTTTTGATGCGGGCGTGTGTGAGGTCTGTGGAGTAGAGCCACTGACTACCGATTTCTCGGGCGGTGCCTCGGTCATCCGCGTAGATGGCTGTTATTTCCTGGGCGTATTTTTTCGTCATTGTGATCTCCTTTACAAAAGGACTATTTTCAAGGCATTTCGCTTAGCAAAGGCCGCTCGCTCGTCTATCATGGCGTCGAAGTCGACTTCATCGTCTGGATCGTATGCGCGTGTCCATATCACGCTGCCCCGTCCGAATGACTCAGTGGTCAACATCTCAACGATTTTGCCTGTGGTCTCGAAGTCGCTAGAATCGTGTCCGGCATGTGCTTTCGTGTGCATGTGTTTCTCCTTGGTTTGTTTTCTTTTTCCTACCCTCTGAAACAATATTAGCCGATTCTTTTCCCAATGTCAAGCTTTTTTTTGTTACAGAACTCTTTTTTTTGTTACAGAAACTCTTTTTTTGTTGACTGGCACTGATTTTAAGGCTATTTTCACCGTATGGATGAGAAACCTTCTGTTCTAGGAGAAAAGCGGACACGTCAAGTGACGGTGACCATCGTAGAGACCGTGCATCAGTGTGCCTGGTGTACGGAGCTGTTTTGGGCTAAAAATAAGAATCGGCATACCTGCTCAGGCCGGTGTCGTCTGCAGCTGTACCGAAAGGGGGGCGGTGTCCATGGCGCGCGTCACAGATGACATACCTGATCCAAAGAATGCCAACCTCGGCACCGAGCGCGGGCGAGGCATGTTGGGCCACTCTTTGCGCGCTTATGGGGCAGGACGATCTATTTTGGTTGATCAGGATAACGTCACTAGTGGATGTAATTGCAGAGCTGCCAGAGGTTACGCTTAATATTCTCTTTCACTCTACGAGATCCAGGTCATAGCTGCTTTTCTGACGGCGCGGATGCGAGTAGACCACCCCCGCCCGAAAACCGGCCAGAGCGTACCCTGCCGCGCTCGCTTAAGAAAATCAAGTCGCTCCTCACACATGGACGTGACTACGTCCGAGGCGCGTGCCCGTGCAGCTGCACGCAGGGTACGCGGCCCAATTTTTCCATCCTGCGTAGCACCCAGCACTTTTTGCAGCCAACGGGCAGATCTTCCAGGCCCAGAATTAACGGCCTGATCAAAAACAATCAGATCAATCCCGGTCGGCAAGCGGTCACAAGCACACACCTCCCAGTATCGTTTACGATAGATACGGGCAACGGCTCCCGGTGAGATGTTTCTCAGATCGTCTTTTGTCCGAGTACGCCCACAGGCACGTCGAAAGGTGCGCAGTGTAATCCCCTTATTTGTCGCGCCTCCAGGATCAGCAGGATGATCGACATACCCCCCTTCGTACCTGAGAATCTTTTTCAATGCCTCTGCAAAATTGTGTTCCATGCTCCTCTCCTTTCTACCTCAAGAGGCACCCCACCACGGTATATAATTTTCTATGGCTCCGTTCCTATCGTATCCGTCCGAATAAATGCCTTTGCCCGAGCGCAGTCAATGCGCAGAAAACGACCATCAGCCTCTCTATGCTCCCGATAGGTAAGACGTGCTAGCTCGGGCAAGGTGCAATAATAATCCTGCAACGCGCGTTCATAGGCAGCAAGACGGTCGAGGCTTCGTGTCGCCATATCAACTGCAAGATGTCCCGTTTTTGTGAGAGGGACACAACTCCCAGAGATGCTAGCAGCGTATGCTAGTCCTACGACTGCGGCCCCTATAGTAAAAGATAGTCGCATAATTCACTCCTTGGTCTCTTCTTTTACCCTTTGCGTGTTCGGGCGGGGCACTGTAAAGACTGAACCAGCGACTGAGTTGCTCGGCTCATTTTCGTCTTAGTCGGCTCAAAATCTAGACCTTTCATGCCTAGTTTCTTTATGCCTACAACCCGCTGCTGTTCTATCAAAATTAAACTAATTGCCTCGGCAAAATCTGTTGTCAGGCTCGCTATCGTATGAAGAGAATCCTGATAGTGAAGTGTTTCTATCCTATAGTCCACTAACACCCCCCGGATACGGGCAACGAGGAGGGCATGGCCTGTATCTTCTGAAGACACATCTGATCGACGCATGAGTCCCCTCCTAAAAGCATCCGGCGTGCATACGAGGAATCAACATGCAGCATTAAGCAGATCCATTCAAAGCTGAAGGGCATATCCTTTGTGCTTTTAAACCACAGATGAGCTTCCTCTTGCTCATCTGTATAGCGCGATATGGTTGCCTTTGCCACATTCTGAGGACAAGGCCGAAAATAGGCCCGGTATGCGTTCTCAAGAACAGCCCAGGCAAGTCTTTGCTCGCCTGTCAAAACCCTATTTTGCAGGATCTCTTTCATCGTATGTGAAATCTCTGGAATCTTCATTTTGGACCCCATCCCTGCTTGCCTGCTCCTGTAATGCGAGCAGTTTATCAGATTGTTATTCTCCTCTCACATACAAAACACTCATCTGAGTAGTCAGCACCCGGAATGCTCGGGTATCAATAGTCGGATCTGTTCGAGCCGCTACAAGTTTATTATCCAGCACCCGCGCTTTTTGCCATCGGGGGTCGTCGGCATCACACCACTCCGCATCCTGCTCCGCATATTTCCCGAGATCCTCCGCCATTCTGGCATAGGCGGCTTCTTTTTGTTGTGTCGGGGTCACTGTAATTTCCCTCCTATACATGCCTCGAAAAAAAACTACGATGCAAGTAGCAATGGCAATACCTATGATCGTTTCTATGTCAACTTTAAAATCCATACTAGGTAATCCTTACCAGGCTACCGCCTGGTGAGAGCCACCGCCCCCTAAGAAAAGATGTTCCTTCGCCCGAGAAACGGCGACATAAAACTGGCGTAGGACAGTGTCATGGCTTTTTATGGAGCCCGTCCAAGACTCCCACCCGCTATACGACAGATCAGGAAAGACGTAGACCCAATCGGCCTCTCCTCCTTTCACCGAGTGAATCGTGCCGATAGTGGGTACACCCGGGGCGGGACGGTTCTCTGGGACCTTCCACCCGTGTATACCGCTCTTTTGATGAACACGTGCGAAATAGTCGATCCGTGCTTGGTGAGAATCTAGAGCATGGTCTAAGAGCCAGACTAAGTCCCCATTCAAAAGAGGCTCCAGTGCTGCGGGATCACACAGGGACGCAATATAATCAAGCGGCAAGTCTTCTGTCGTGGTAGGAGGGGTATCCGTCTTGAGCCGTGCTTTTGTATTTCGTTGGAAGACGCCTTTTACCTGGACAAGAGAAGCCCATCGACGCAACTCATCCCAAGTCCACGTCAACCGACCTGTTTCGTCCTCGTGAGGCGCGCGGAAAGAGACTAAGCGATCTACTGTAGCGATACCCCTACTAGGACGTGATAGCGGATTCCAACGGGCTTTTGTCGGGCGGTACGCGTTGGCAAAGGCAATGCCTTCCTCTCTAAATCGCTTGATAAGCGGGTCGAGTTGGTAGCCACATGCGGCCAGGATCATCAATGATTTACGCTGTTTCTCGGCCTGTTCGTGTAGAGATAAAAGTTCGTGAGGGGCGTGCCAGTTGCATGACTGCTGCGAGACCTCACCCTCCCCTCGCCCTTTATACGGAGCATACGGCTTCTCAATGCGATCAGAAATGAGATGGACCCAGGCTTGACAGTGCGTATGAATTTGAGGAGGCAGTCGGTACGATTGATCCAGGATACGGCATTCACGAGGCGTCTGGTTTATCAGGCTCTCAGGGTCGGCACCCCTCCACTGGTAGAGGCACTGATCTTCATCCCCACAAATCAAGACAAAATCTGCATATTGCCCCATCTTAGAGACGACCGAAAACTCCAGCTTTGAAAAATCTTGAGCCTCATCCACCATCAACAAACTCGCTCCAAACGGCATCCCTTCGTAGTCCAAATACCACCGCTCGATCATGTCGGTAAAATCAATCAGGCCGTTTTCTCTTTTCCACTCTTCCCACAGATGAGCAAACGCAAGGACACTTTCTGTCCACGCTCCTCGGGGGATCATCTGATGCCGGTTCAGATCATACTGATCGAGCAGGTCATCACCCTTGCCCCCGCTACTGCGCTCAATCGACACCTCCTCATCGTCTTCTGGCGAACGAATCCGCGTACTGACTGCCATCTCCCAGCCTGGATTATCCGCGTTCCACTCTGCGATATGCCCATTCACCAACTCAGGCCGCCCCATTTCCCGATAGCAGATGGCGTGCAAGGTGCCGACATGATCGCGCACGACAGGCAGTCCACGAGAGGCGAGTTCATTTGCGGCTGCATTGGTCATGCTCACAATGACAAGCGCATCATTCCGCTGATATCTGCGGACTGCCTTACGGGCAGACTCCACCAGGGCAGTCGTTTTTCCACACCCAGGCGGCCCCATCATCAACACGACATTTGACTCTTGATCCAGCTGCATATGTGCCCCTTCTCTTCTATGACGTACCTATAAATTAGGCACGACAGATGTAACAATGTCACACCAGTTCCCTGCCTTCGTGTGGCGCGTAATCCTCAATTGTAAACCGTTTTTTCTCACTTTTTCTTGCATAATTGCGTGGTTTTCGCGCTAGTTGGTGTGACAGATGTAACAATGTACACCAGTTCCCTGCCTTCGTGTGGCGCGTAATCCTCAATAGAATCAAGCACTTAGAGGCAAATGTCACACCTGTGCACCAGTTTTTGAAGAAAAAAAAAGTTTTTTTTATTTTTTTTCTGTTTTTGCCCCCTATGTAGTGTTGGTGTGCGTCAGTGGTACGTTTGTTCTGGCTTCGTTTCATCTTCTTTTCCTTCTGGCACGAGGGTCCCATCAAACGAAGTCAGCGGAATAACCCAGTACCGGACCCGTCTCCTTGTGCCCTGTTTACTCGACTGTCGAGCGCCATCGAGCTTCCGTACCTCTGCGCTCAGATCAGATCGTTTCCATTCTGGATCGAGCTTCTGGATGATCTGGCGGAGCCATTCAAAGGTCGTATAGTAGTGGCCTTCAAACACAAAAGCGTGCCCATTGTCGTAACTTTGGATGCACGATTCTCTTTTGGAGTGATGTGACGTGTTTCGGAGTGCAGCCACAAGGATTGCTTGGAGGCGGGTGCCGTATGCCAGCTCCTCATATTCCTCCTCCTGGATAATCGCAAAGAGACGATTTAAGAGCCTAATCCATGTCGGTCGGGCAACACGTACAGGCTGCGTATTGATGTGGTGTACAACGAAGCCAAAGCGGGAAAAGACGTGCATGGTATCAAGGAGCTTCTCACCCTGAAATTTGACGAGCTGGGGACCGTCTGGAGTTTGAACCGTAAACTGATAACATCGTTCAGACCCGATCACGATCAAAGCAATGTGTATGACGCGGCATTCTTGGGTGTAGACGCTGCCTTCCTGAAGCCCGAGAAAGGACTCAATTTGAGCATACAGCTGGCTCGGGTCTTCTTCATCCGCGCTACGCCCTGATTCTTGCTCCTCCTGTGCCTGCTCAGCAAGTCTTTCTGAAGTATACGCTGTGACTACCGCCAACTCCTCTTCTTTGCGGGAAACGGCAAATATGGCCTTTTTTAGGGTGAATAGGTAATATGCTAGCCGATGTTCGTTTCTGTATTGCTTGCGAAACTCATACATAAGCGCGAGGGTATCTTCCGGCGACCATCCTCCGTACAGCGCTTGCAGGGCAATCGAAAAATCATATGCTGACTGGGACCCATCCCCCAGGTCTCGTCTACGTTTTTCCCAGGTCTTGGTGAATCGCGGGTCGAGATCAAGAATTTTGAATGCGTTCGGGCTCACATTTCCGCTGGAGAAAGTTAACCCTTGGATCTGCCCCTTGACCTTTTCGAGCGCCGACTCAGGAGCCGCATCTTTTACTGGAGGGAGGACATCTAAGAAATCGCCCAAACCAGCGTAGAGAGGCCCTGTTTCTATAATCGTACAGGGAACTGGGCTCGAGATTATTTTGTGGTTTCGTGAGCCTGGTAGGCGTAATACTCGGCTTAAATCGTGCGTAGCATCTACGCTGTACTTGCCGATACGCCATGCTGCGGCTGCAAGAGCCGCATGGAGGCGCTTAGCCACGTCATGCGCTGCAAAACGATCTTCCGCGGACACAAGCAGCTCCGGCTCTTTTAGCGCCCATAGCGGCTGTAATCCATAGCCTGAGTGGATCAAATAAGATGGCTTCAGCTCGACCGCATCAATGATGCGTCGAGCTGTCTCAGTATCAGGAGGCAGGGTTTCATTTTTGTGGGCTTCTGGGTGGGCAATGTCCACGTCACCGTGGAGAAGCAATAAAGCCCTCACATCGGCTGATGCACCCCGCCAGCGGGGCCTTTGTTGACTTTGTCGTTCGCGAAGTCCTACTCCGTAATAGACATGCCAGGAGGAGTATTCCTTTACTATGGTCTGTGCCGCCTCCAGGTCATGGACAAAAAAACTACTGTGATCGGCCTTATTGTCAGGATTCAGGACCCAGAGCAGAAAATCCAGATCATCAGGTAGGGTGTCGAAAATAGGCTCTAAAAATGTGTATGTGGCATCAGACATCTCCCTCTCCTTCTCCTCACACCAAACTAAGGGGGGGGCCTAGGCCCCCCCTTAGTTATCTTCTACTGGTGTTTAGTCTTCTTGAGAAGGAATACTCGTCTCCATATCTACGTCTTCAGACCAAGGATCGTCGAATCCTGTATGATCAATGCCATTTGCAGTAGTATCGGAAGCCTGCAGCCCGAGCGCTTGTTCTTTTGCTTTTTGTGGATCGAAGCTCCGTAGTGGCCCCTCATGTGTGGGCTGCGCAGCTGTTACCTGCTTGACCGAAGCTGCCGCAATCATGGGGGAAAAAGATTTGGTGTACCTACGCAGCGATTCTCGGCTGTTTTCGTCCACCTTCCCTACGTACTGCAAAAGAATTTTGCTGTAGGTAATCCCGCTGTTGGACTTTTCTCGCTCCAGGCTAAAGGCAGTCACCACATCCGCGATTCTTAAGTTTTGTTCTGTCAAAGCCAGACGATAGCGGTTCATAGCACGAAGGGAGGTCGGCGGGAAATCGACAACGACGGGAAGTAAAGATGTTTCACGTAAAACAAATACCTTCCACTTTTCTTTACACGCCTTTCCTGCACCAGCAGATCCCCAGGCATTAAAGGGACACAAGTCACAGAGTCCGCCTGGAGCCCCTACGCCGGTCTCAAGGTCCGGCGATTGACAGTCTGGAGGAGCGCTGCCGTCTCCATCGTCAAGCCCCTGTGCCCAGTAAGAGCGGCTTTTTTGGATGCCCACGATAACGCCCTGAATGGTGGAATCGTACTCTTGTCCATCGAGAGTCGGGATTTCCCATTGCTGCGCCCCCCCTGATGGGACCTTGATGGTCGTAAGACTGAACACATCCAGTTTCTCTCCGCCGAAGTTATCAGTAAACAGCTCTGCTATTTCCTGGGCGGGGGTAGAAACAGCCACATAGGAAGAAAGGTCTACAGACGAAATCGCCACGGCTCTTGTCTCTGTTTTTGCTTTTGTCATTGTTCTAAGCTCCTTGTTCTTTAGGTTGAGGGTGGTGTAAAAGTTGGACCACGTCATCTTCAGACAGCGCCGCGTAAATGCGCAGGGCTCTAGTCATGATACTCACCATCTTCCGATCCTCCTTCTCGGAAAGGCTACGCAAAAGGGTGGTCATTTCAGGCGGAAACGTGAAAGATGTCCTTTGTGGTGTTTTTCGCATGCTCATATGCTATATTATGCATAAGAATGAATAAAATGCAACCTCCCCTCCCCCTGAATCGGTGTTTTCTTTATGGGGACTCATTTTCCAGGCGCTTGTCCCCATTCACATACCGATGCTCCATGATCGCCTGAACGACTTCTTTCCTGGCAGCTAGTGCCCTCCTCACTGTTCTATCAACGCTGTTTTCCGTTATCAGATGTATGTGTGTGACATGCCGTGTCTGGCCCGGTCTATGCAGCCGGGCAAGTGCTTGTTCATAATCGGCTAATGAAAATCCAGTTGAATACCAAATCGACGTAGCAGCGCGATTGAGATCAATTCCCACACCGCCTGCCTGAATATTCACACCGAGAATGTTCACTTCAAGGGGCATCTTGGCTGCGTCCGTCAAGTCTTTCCGACGACCGCTCACCTCCCCATACGTGCGCCCTAAATACTCCGTGACTTCGCGCACGATATCTAAATCCCTCGTGAACCGAGCAAACACTACGACAGGCTCGTCCAAGTCTTCAAGTGTATCCCGGAGTAAATCTTTTTTGTGGTCACTAACCCATTTTGACGTGCCGTCATCCAAGGTCACATGGCCCGAAGTCAGCTGTTGCAGCCGAAGAAGTTTGACGAGGGCATTACCGGCGGTGACTTCTCCGTTTGCGACTTGCGCGTAAAACTCCCGATGCAGGGAGCGATATAGCCGTTCAATTTTTGGCGAGAAAGTCGTCGTCCGTTCCATAAACGTCTGGGGAGGTAGATCAGGCAAGGATTCTTCCCGACTGATGACTATCGCTCGGCTGTGGAACTTCTCTTTTAAGTCTTCCATGTTCTGGTATCCGATGATTTGACGTCCTTGATAGCCGCCCATGATAGCGTACCGATCTCGAAAAGGGACATAGCGCGTGCCGAAAACAGAGGGCTCGACAAAACGGAATTGACTAAAAATGGACATCGGCGAATGGGCAAAAGGTGTGCCGGTCAAGGCAAGTCGATAGGGAGCTATGCGGCCTAAGCGCATTCCATACATGCCCATTCTTCCCCCGTTCTTTTTCATCCGATGGGACTCATCACACACAATGAGGTCAAGCCCTGCCTGGAGCACCCATGAGGCGAACGGCTCGCGCCAGACAGACTCATAATTGATTGCAGCCAGATAAGGACAGCCCAAAATGGCCGCATTATGTAGAGCTAATCTTGCATGACTCAGTCGATTTGCAATGGCGCCTTTGTCAAGCCGGGCAAACACATAGGGGAAGTCAGCATGTTCGACTAGTTGGTTTTCCCACGAGCCCACGACCGGCAACGGACACACAATCAAGATGCGTTTATGTTGACGTGCCGTAATAACTGCCAGTGTAGCCAACGACTTCCCTGAGCCCATCCACGCAGCAAACATCACATTTCGTTTCTCCAGCGCGAAATTCAGCATCCGAGGCTGATGCTTCCACAGGGGCGTCTTGAGCCCAGGCAGCAAAGATTGTTCAGGGGTCATTTTATTCTCCCTTTCTCCTCATAGTGCCTCTAAATAAATGATCCCGTAATAGCCTCCATGATTCGCCATTAAGCGGTCCGGGCAAGGTGGTTTCTGGCGGCGTATCAGGATCACAAAACAGTGGCATCGCACAACACCCCCGCCAGAGACACAATTTGTTTTTCTTCGGATCGCTGGCCAAGATGACCGACCGACCGCCCACAACATCTCTTGCCCTATGCCAGTTGGCTTGATTCATCGTTAGCTTGATCTTGCCGGATCGAACAATCTTCAGCTCCACCCACACCGATTGCCCGTCCCAGCACCCCTCTAAATCCGGAACCCCCCGCCCTGTTTGCCCGGTCTCGATTCGAGTCCACTGCGGCCCAGGGAGATTCTTGTTGATGAGCCGCCACAAAGCATTTTCTGTGTTAGGGAATGCCATCTAGTACTCCGTTAGCTTTTTATCCGTGCTCCATGGTGAAGCCTTTGTGGAGGATGGATTGCTTGAGTTCGGCGAGGTTGGCGAGCTTTTGTTGGCCAACTGCCACCGTGTATATATCGCTGTATGCACTCTTCTTCTACTATGGGCAGCCATTCCACGTCACCGCTTTCGGGATACCCCCAGCACTATTTCGCGCGCACCGCTTTAATACACATCATCTTTACCCAGGCGGTGTTTATGGCGTCGAAGAAAAAGTCTGAAACATGAACTTCTGCATCAATCAGTTCAGTCGTAATACAATCGATTCGCTTGACCTGCTCATCTGTGAGAACAAATTTAAACGGATGAATATTGACGCTTAAACGAGCATCCTCAGCCATACTCACTCCTCCTCTTCCCCTGGCAGCGAAGCCAGGATAAACCATTTTCGTACCCTCGGTAGGTCTTCTGCCTTCACCACCCACCGATTCTTTCCATGCCGTACAGCGGGAATACGCCCCTCTCGGATGAACGCACTGATTGTTTGCGATGAGACCTTTGCCGCCTGAGCAATCGCTGACACAGAATAGAAAAGAGGCTTTTCTTGTTTTTCCATCTTTACAGACTATTCCATTTCAGCTATCTTGTAAATAGAGAGAGAG